TTAGAGTTAGTGATGGTTTTTATAATTTTGACTACACAGTTCAAATAGAAGTATCATCAGTTACTACAATTAAAGAAGTAGGAATTAAATCTATTAATGATAATAAGATTTATGACCTATTGGGTAGAGAATTAATTGAAGTACCAGTAGGAGCAATGTACATTCAAAACAAAAAATTATATATTAAACAATAAAAAAGGGAAAAAGTTATGAGTATATTAACAAGCCTATTTTCAGGTGGAGCAGCTGACTTAGTTAAAGGTGTTGGCGGAGTTATAGATAATTTGCATACATCTAAAGAAGAGAAATTAGCAGCCGACCAAAAAATCAAAGAACTTATTTCAAGTTATGAAACACAAATGGAAGCAAACATTACTGATAGATGGAAGGCTGATATGAATTCCGATTCATGGTTATCCAAAAATGTACGACCTTTAGTTCTTATATTTTTAGTCGTATGTACAGTACTAATGATATTCATTGATGCAGGCACGTTACAATTTACAGTCGAAGAAAAATGGACTGATTTATTACAATTAGTGTTAATAACAGTTATTGGTGCATACTTTGGCGGTCGTTCATTCGAAAAAAGCAAAAAATAATTATGGTAAAAAATAACTTGAAACAAATCATAGCCTCGGAGTATCAAAGATGTGCTACTGATCCTATGTATTTCATGAGGAAGTATGGTTATATTCAACACCCAACTAGAGGTAAAATTTTATTTGATTTGTACCAGTTCCAGGAAAGGTCTTTAGAAGAAATAACAAAAAATGATTATACTATTATTCTTAAATCTAGACAATTGGGTATATCAACTTTAACTGCTGGGTACGCTTTATGGTGTATGATATTCAATGAAGATTTTAATGTATTAGTAATTGCAACAAAACAAGATGTTGCAAAAAATTTAGTTACTAAAGTTAGAGTAATGCACCAACACTTACCAACCTGGTTAAAGAGTACAGTAATAGAAGATAATAAATTATCATTGAGATTAACTAATGGTTCACAAATAAAAGCAATATCTGCCTCAGGAGATGCAGGTAGATCAGAAGCTCTATCTTTACTAGTAATGGATGAAGCAGCATTTATTGATAGAATAGACGATATCTGGGCATCATCTCAACAAACATTAGCAACTGGTGGTAAATGCATAGCACTATCAACACCAAATGGTATGGGTAACTGGTTTCATAAACAATGGGTTAAAGCAGAAGCCGGAGAGAATAAGTTTAATACAATAAGGTTGCATTGGACAGTACACCCTGAAAGAGATCAAGAGTGGAGAATTGAACAGAATAGTTTATTAGGCGATAAAATGGCAGCACAAGAATGTGACTGTGATTTCTTATCTTCTGGTAAATCAGTAATATCAGGAGAATTACTACAATGGTATAAAGAGTCTTTATGCAAAGATCCAATTGAGCAGAGAGGTCAAAATGGTGAATTTTGGATTTGGGAATACCCAGATTATTCTAGAGACTATATGGTAGTAGCAGATGTTGCACGAGGCGATGGAGGAGATTATTCAACTTTCCAAGTAATAGATGTTGAATCTGTTACACAAGTTGCAGAATATAAAGGTCAACCTGGTACAAAAGAATTTGGTAATATGTTAGTAAATATAGCAACAGAATATAATGAATCATTATTAGTTATAGAGAATGCAAATGTTGGTTGGGCTGCCTTACAACCTGCAATTGATAGAGGTTATCGTAATCTTTATTATACTTATAAGCATGAAGGAGTCACTGATCCTGTAACACAACTAACAAAAGGTTATGATATGAAAGATAGATCTCAAATGACTCCTGGGTTTACAACGTCGTCTAGAACAAGACCACTTTTGGTATCCAAACTTGATATTTATTTTAGAGAGAAGTCCTGTATTGTTAAGTCGAAGCGACTGATAGATGAGTTACTAGTTTTCGTTTGGAATGGCAATAGGCCAGAAGCTCAAAGGGGTTATAATGACGACCTTGTAATGGCTTTTGCAATTTCTTTATTTGTTAGAGATCATGCATTAAAACTAAGAAATGAAGGGATTGAGTTAAACAAATTGGCCTTAGACAATTTTAATAAAACTAAGGGTATATATAATAACGCTCCTCAACAAGATGGTTGGACTATGAAAACCAATCAGGGCGATGAGGACTTAACTTGGCTTTTATAGAGGGTTTAGAATAAAATGGAAAACAATACATTTTTCAACAGATTAAAAGGGTTATTTTCAACTAATACCATTGTCAGAAGACTTGGTAGAAATAAATTAAAGGTTATAGATGTAAATAAAACCCAAGCTAGAGAAAGACTTAGCACAAACAGATTAATAGATAGATTTAGCAAACTGCATTCAACTATGGGAGCGGTAAATCCTGCTAATGATCCAAACTTTCATACTTTAAAATTGCAATTATATGGCGATTATGAAGTCATGGATGAAGATTCAATAATAGCATCAGCACTTGATATCTATGCAGATGAATCTACTTTAAGAGATGAGTACGGCGATGTTCTTACTATCACTAGTAAAAATGACGAAATCAAAAAACTATTACATAACTTATTTTATGATGTTATAAATATAGAATTCAATTTATGGCCATGGGTTAGAAATATGTGTAAATATGGAGATTTCTATTTAAAACTAGATATTGCAGAAAAGATAGGTATTATAGGAGTTATGCCAATATCTAGTTATGAAATGTATAGACACGAGGCATTCGACCCGGCTAACCCCGAACTAGTACAATTTATACAAGACGCTTCTATGGGAGGTCACTCTGGATACAATTCTAAAGTGTCCAAAGTAGAATATGATAATTATGAAATAGCCCACTTCAGATTATTATCAGATACAAACTTTTTACCTTATGGTAAATCTATGATAGAACCATCAAGGAAATGCTGGAAACAATTAACTTTAATGGAAGATGCAATGATGATTCACAGAATTATGAGAGCACCTGAAAAGAGGATATTCAAAGTAGATATAGGTAATATCCCACCAGCAGAAGTAGACACTTATATGCAAAGAGTAATTAACAAGTCTAAGAAAACACCTTACATAGACACAGCTACTGGTCAATACGATTTAAAATATAACATGAACAATATGATGGAAGACTTTTACTTACCAGTAAGAGGGGGGCAATCCGGTACAGAGATTGATACGCTTGGTGGTATGGAATGGACAGGTATCGAGGATGTAAATTACTTAAAAGAAAGAATGTTTGCCGCATTAAAAATTCCAAAAGCATTTATTGGTTATGAAGAAGGCGTAGAGGGTAAAGCAACTCTAGCAGCACAAGACGTTAGGTTTGCAAGAACAATCGAAAGAATACAAAGAATACTAGTTTCAGAATTAACTAAGATAGCTATTGTTCATTTATATTCTCAGGGTTATAATGATTCAGATTTAGCTGACTTTACTTTAGAGCTAACAAATCCTTCTACTATCTATCAACAAGAACAGATAGAATTATGGAATAGTAAAATATCATTAGCAAGAGAAATTAAAGAAACCCAAATACTTTCGGAGGATTGGGTATATAAAAATCTATTTGAACTATCAGACGATGATATAGAGCAAGAAAAACTACAAGTAATAAAAGACGCTAAAGAAAGATTTAGAAAAATGCAACTTGAACAAGAAGGTAATGATCCTGTTAAATCTGGAGAAGCCCTTGGAACACCGCATACATTAGCAGTAGTAGATCCTGAAAAAGATGAAATGGAAACCCCTTCCGCATTTGATTTAAATGGAAAGGTTGGAAGACCGGACGAAGGACCAAAAGCTGGCCAACAAAGTTCAGCACGGGGAAGAGATCCACTAGGTACAGAGATTAGAAATAGAGAATCTAAGTTAAGTAATTCGATTAGAAAGTCTAGATCAAACCCTCTTACAAGGGAATCTAATATAGCAATTGCAAAGAAGCTTATTATTAAAAGTAAAAACGCTTCCATATTAAATGAAAACAGCTTATTAGATGATAATATT